CTAACTGCAATATTTGGTCATACGTAATTATACGACCAGAAACTTGTTGGATATTATCACTGGTTGATTCGTGCAACTCAGCAATGGTTTCCTCACGGAGTTCGTGAACCATCTTAATAAATCTAGCGAACGCCTCGTAGTTATGAAGCGTCTTTATATCGTCTTGTATTTGCATATTATTTAGACATTTTCATTAGTTCACTGGCAACCCTTTCCATGCGCGGACCAATGCCTCGTCGATTAAGTTTAACTCGGTCTTGGTATTCCGTGTTGCGAAGGAACTCTTTGGATGCTTCCTTAAATTTACCTTCATTGATTAGTCTAACCGTGTTTGGACTACCACCAATTGAGCCTCGGTAAAACTCTCCAAATATTGCCGTTTGAGCAGATGCTGGGAATGAATCAAACCTAGGTATCAACTTTTGAATTTGTGGAATTCTCCCTTGAATATCTTTCTGGAAAAGCAAAGCAGCATCCTTTCGTGAAATTCTTTGTCCCTCTTTGACATCGGGTCCGTAGTGACCGTGACCTAGAGTAAGGTATTTTTCTCCAGCTCCTCTTCGAGCTACCTCATCAAATCCCTCGAACGGTAATAGGTAGTCACCAAATGCTTTGACCCTATTGTTTTGAGATATTGCCGCAGCTCGTTTATTGGCTTGTTCTTGTATTGATATATTGTTGGGCATTATATGTTCTGAGTATCAATTGAACCCATCTGTGCAGGTGCTGTTCCGACTCTACCAATTTGGGCGTTCTGAGCCTGTTGCATCTGGAATGTATACTGACCAATGTATTTTTGCAAACGAGCCGCGAAGGCTTGGTCAGTCTGTAATCTTTGTGCAACGTCGGGTTGTTGTGCATATTGTTCTACTACTTGAAGTGCAATCTGAGCCCCGGCAGGTCTAGCTGGCATCTCTATACCAGCAAAGATTTTAGCTAAGTCATCAGTAACCTGTTCAACCACTTGTTGTTGTGCAGTCTCGACGGGTTGTAGGATGGCATCAGCCATTACTGGGTCAATGCTTGCGGCAGCAACATCTAGTAGGCTATCTACATTCAAGCGATTGTTGGCGTTTAACTGATTCAATGCCACGAACTGCTGTAGTTTCTTTTCAACAGTCTCTGGGTCATTGTTCTGAACATCGAAGTTAACCATGATATCAAAGTTTTCATCAGGGTTGCCCTTGTCAAACGTTTGAGCATCTGGCACACCGGTTACTCTGAAGAATACTTCGTCAGGACCAAAGCGTTGGAAACACTTGTAGGCCATCTTAATTACCTCGGCGGTGTGGCTAAGGAACTTGTCCACTAGGAACTGCTGTCGGATTTGGCTTATTTGAGAACCCTCATCTAATCCAACCAATCTGTTAGCTAAGTCCAGTAGTGTGCTTTCCATTTCAATGGAACCAGTAGGCGGTGGAGGTGTAGGAGCGAAGTCCAAGTCACCCTTACGGCGATACGGAATCAACCTGCCTGGTCCCCAATCGTTAGGAGCCTGACCTACTGGGTGCAGGATTGGAGGCAGTGTAGCTAGGCTGTTGCGGTCAACTCTTGAGTCCCGCTCAACCTTGACTTGGTTCTGCAAACCCCTCAGTAGGGAGGATACAGTAGTTGTATCATACAATCGCTTGCTGTCCTCGGATAGTTTTGTGACTACTACAGGGTAATCCTCGTATCCATTAAGCAATTCAAACTTAGCATACCCTGGAGCTTGCTCATTACCATTGAATTCCTTGTGGAATACTGTGCAATAAATGCCCTCAGCTCCATCCTCTGGGTCAATAAGGCGTTGATAAGCATAGCAGATTTCTACTAATTCATCAGCCTCGTAAGCATTGTCAGCTAGGCTTAGGCTGCGGCGACCCTCTTGCTCGCGCTCAATGGAATCAATGTTTACACCTCTATACTTTGAGATAATGTAGTCCACGAAGTCCTCATCCCATCCATCAGTAACTACTTTATTCTCTAGTTCCTGTGCGGTGTAATAAGTTTTCCAGAAGCAATACGGTGCTCGTTGGGGGTCAGTAACATATGGGGGAAAAAAGAAATCACCATCAGGAGCAAGTGTTTTAACATCAGGAGCGTTGACTTGTCTACGAACAATAGGAAGTTCAGCTACTCCAGTTTTTCTTAGTTCACGTAATGCTTTCTTGGCTCGTTTCTTTGTTGTCCCCTCAAAGGTTGCTTGAAGCAAGGTAATTAGTTGTTCATCGTCTTTCCCGTCCTGTATTGCTACAGCGACTTCCGGACTAACTTGTGCAATCTGATTAATATCCAGTTGTTGCAGTATACGTCTATCTTCCTTCTGCCAGCCAATATATGTAATCAATATACCTCGCTCAAGCAAATAATTAGCTCCTAGTTCCATTTCACGGTGGAACCTAGGTATGTATCCAGAGGATACCATCCATTTCAAAAATCCAGAAACAACGCGACTGCGAGCAATGTCTCCGCTTTCTACTGGGAATGCTCTGACGTTAGCCCTATTAAGGGATGCCATGAACAATGATACGAGCCTAGTAATGCGCTCATCAATAAGGTGGCACTCCATGTCGGACGAACCCTCCCACGGGAAAGCATCCGCTCCGTGCTTACGGTGGTCACGGCTCTTGCCGGGCCAGAAGTTCCTGCGGTCATCGTAGGATGTCCTGCACAGGTCAAAGTATGCTTCTAGCTCATTGACCGTTTGGTCATAGGCTAGGCGGAGAGTCTTAATATCTGGCTCGTCCTGTAAATATGTGAGGGACTCTGAAACGCTATCAGTTATCATTTTGGGATTCTAATCTTTTGTTTACGGATTTCAACAACCGAATTGTGTAAGTAGATGATACTCCTATTGTATCACATAGCTCTGCATTCGTCATCGGAACACTTGTCTCATGAAGCACATATCTCCTGAGCATTTCCCAGGCGGCGAATCTGTCTACCTGTTCCCTGCACCAATTTCTATTTAGAGTAATATCAGTGTCCTTTTCGCACATAGCGGTAACTAGTTCCTTTGTTGTCAGAGATTGCCTCGAAGGTAATTACCTTTCCTATTAATTTACCCTGCCACTTTCGGGGAACAAGCATTGGAACCCTCTTACCAATTTCTTTATTGTATACGTAGTTATACCTAGGATTGGGGCATTCTCCTAGGACGTGACCCATATAATGCTTGGGTATAATTTCTTCAATCATGAGGGATTCCTCAAGGATAGCCCTGCCTTCCTCGGTAACCCATGTGTTCCTACCTGTTCCTGTTAATGAACCCTCGGGTAGTTTTTCCTCAGCTATTCGCATAGCCTCCTCGAACTCTACTTCTTGTTCGGATGCAATCTGTATTAATCTTTTTTTAGGCATTAGTATCCTCCTCGTCCTCTAGTTGTTGTTCCCATGTCGCTTGTTGTAAAGTAATCCGGACCCATTCCAGCATTTGACATCCTAAAATATCTAAGAGCATCAAAGAAATCCTTTAGGGCTTCGTCGGCTTTACCTTGTGAATTATAATTAATTATACTTTCTATTAAATTTCCGCAGTCCTCGTGCACGTAGCACCGTGGTCTGTTTGCTTCGTCCACATCAAAGTTAGGATTGTATGTGAACCATTCATCCAGTGCTGTGCAACCAATCTGCTCGGTCTGACCATCGGAGGGTAGGAAGCTCATGCCGTAGTCATAGAACCTAGTGAACAAATCAACATTGTTCTCGTTCTCTTTAGCAAAGAATCTTGAGTCCCCGATTCGTTCCATGACATCAATACCAAGGTCATCCTCTATTTCTTTGAACAGCTCAACGTATCCTTCTACGTCGTATCCAATCTTTTTAGAAGCTGGTCCGTATCTCCACTTGGGGTCACCAAATAACGCCCACTCCCCGTAGGTATTCCTGTCGGGCCACTCCTTACGTATGAATATCTCATCCTCCTCGGATACTCCAGCCCATAGGGCTACGTAGTTACGGGCAAAGGCGGGGTCAACTATCTGATACCAAGTTAATGAATCCTTTTCCGGGAACTTAATCCCGTGCTTGTTTGGCTCATCTGTTACTACATTCAGCTCAGGAGTAAAGTTAGGAAGCAATGAAGTCATTGACTTCGTCGGTAATCCATATGCACGAACCATTATCTGGTCCTCGCTGGAGTTCTTTAAGTCCTTGGCTATGCGGTCATAACCACCGAATGGGTTCTCGTCGGAGTGCAGGTATACTATCCCAGCATCTCGCTCAGGGCTGTATTGCTGAACGGGAACATCCTTACCCAGAAGCTCCGCGTTCTTAGTCTCCAGCGTTTCTGCGCCCTTCAGGTATTCGGACACAAAGGGCGTGTATCCATCAATAGGAGTAAAACCTAGAATCATCTTGGAGTCCCGTGTAGCTAGTCGGAACCTAAGTGTATTGACAAGTGCAGCGTCCCCTAGGTATTCATCCAGCCAGGCACCTATGTTTAATCTTTCAGCGTTCTTGAACCCGAACTCGAAGCCCTCAAGGATAGTCTGATTGTTACTGAACTGCGTATAGGTTTTGAAGTCCACTCTAGTTCTAGTATCAGGAAATATGAAACTAGAGCCAGTGAACCCATTCTGCATACTGAAATTAATATAGCCTTCAATTCCTTTGGTCTTGCGCCTGAACTCCTTGGGCATCATTTCCCAGACTGCTGCTTGCTGAACCTTCACGGATGTGTCCGCGTTCTGACTGAAGCACACAACGTGACCGTCCTGGTTTTCGGTAACAGCCTGCATAACCATCTTGGCGCACCCCGTGGTCTTACCACTTCTATTGCCACCAAAGGTAATGACCTCATCGTATTTCTCAATAGCATTCCGCATCCTTCCCCAGCCTGGCAGGTCGAAGCCATTGCGTAGGGGGTCACTCTCCGCTGCACGTATACGTCCCTCGTGAGCCTCGTGCAAGTCCGACAGGAGCCTGGGGTCAGCCTCTCCTAGAAGGATTATGTCCTCGTCCGTGGGGGCTTTGAGGATTGGGTGATTTGTAAAATCAATCAGCATTAATAATACTCCTCGTCATCATCCTCATCCAGTTCCTCGAACTCCCATTCAATCTCAACATCTGGGTTATCAATCCGCATCTCCTCGCCAGCTTCGCTCAGAAGCATTCTACCAGCGGGCAGGTGGTCGTAATCAAAGAATACTTCACCCATATCATCCATTACTATGAAGCAGTAATGCTCGAAGTGCTCACCCAATATCCCCTTTACTTGCTCATATATGGGGTCATAGCTGTCATCTATTATTGATTTAGGCATCCTTAACCTCCGCATCTATTATCTTAGCCTTCTCAATCCTGTCCCTTGCCGCCTGTATGGTAGCCTCGTATTCATCCTGAGTATATACCTTCCTCTCCTCTGTAATCTGCGTAGCCTCACCCCTGGCTGTCAGGGCTTCTCTAGCTGAGTTAGCCTTAGCTATTGATAGTTCCTTCAAGTCCCGGAAGGATACCTCCATTTCTGGGTCATTCTCCATGCGGTCACGCACCTTATCTATTAAGTCCTCCTCCAAGCTGGATAGGTTCAAGTAGTTCTTCGCCGCGATTCTACCACTGAGTTCCCGGAACTTACCCATGTGGTCAGCGTAATCCGCCAGAACAGATATAACTGTTTCCCTGTCGTAGCCGTATTTACGCACTAGCTTGGTCTGACTGGAGCCCGTGCTGTATAGATACAGTAACTCCGCCACCTTGTCGGGGTTATACACACTGAGGCTCTTGATACTGTGGATTTGTTTATCGGAAGCAATCTCGTGAATGCTTTCCTTAATCTGTTGTATCAAATCCTCGCGTTCTTCTTTGGATTCATCCTGCATCTGTTCAGCATTAGAATAACTTATATACTGACTGTCAAGTAAAAAAAGCTTGACACTGTAGTCAGCCCCCATGTTATACTCCCTACCATAGGGTTTCCAAGCCCTAAGTATTCATTAATTAATGACGCGAACCCCAAGTGAGCGCGTCATAACGAATAAGGGCAGTCAAAGGAAGGGCTACCAAGGGTAGGGTTACAGAGGGCAGGGCTACCGCAGGAAAGGTCCATGAGAGGATTATTTTTTTAAGGTGTCCCTTTTATATATATACATAGCTCGCCCCGCCACAGTCCGACCGCCCCCACCCATTAGAAAATCTAATACCCCAGCGAGCCAGCAGTAGCCCAGCTACTTCCAGCGGGATAGGTGAACACCCGAGCACTACCCATGAGGCTATAAGTGGAGCTAATAGTAGGCTTGACCAAGATTAGACTGGCTAATGTCCAGGGTAGGTGCACATAAGGGCACTATTTATTTTCGTGAGAGGTGATGGATTAATACTGGGAATCATTAGAATTAGAATAGCTTATACCTAACATCTACCCGATTTTGTGCTTCAAATTTGCTGAAAAATCTATCTCAGTCGTCAAGGTGCCTAGGTTGCCCTGTATGGGGTTGGGGTTTGGGTTGGGGTAAGGGTATTCGGAATCATTTTAAATGCCTTGTAGCCCTATCCCACAGACCACTTTTTTAGTGAACATCTGTATACTAGTCCGGGCTTTCTAGAGCCCTGGAATTAGCAATGCTTATACTGAAACCATCCAGAATTAGATTTATAATTACGTGATAAAAAGATACGAATAGAGTTGAAATAACGCATTTTATAGCCACGCTCTTTTATAACGCTGACTTAGTAATTGATAAGCGGGGTCTGGAAAGGCTTATGGGAATTGCTCGTTTTGGGAATTTTTAAGTTATTAAATTTCAAGTGGAATCCGCTTTGACCCGAGTCGCAACTCGGAGATGCCAAGCCACGAAAATAGATTTGAACCCCAATAGGAAAACGTCGCAAGACGCGGAGCCGTGCGAAAGTGCGGTAGCTACTTCAATCTGATAAGCAAGACAACTGACAACTGCCTTGCTTTGAATGCGGTAAGTAAGATGAAAAAAACTACTACTGAAAACCGCAAGCCCTGATACTCTAGAACGCTTTCACGTAGCGACGGGCGTTAGCAATCCACTCGGGATTGTTACAAGATTCTAGAATTGTTAATATGAAAACAAAAAACTCAAGTTGCAAATGGCGGGATTCCGCCACGCTTCCCCAATCCAATGACTGGAGTTGGGATTATAAAAAATCCAAACGAGCTAGACGCAAGTCAGCCCTTGCCAAGTCCACCAAGAAAGTGGCACCGAAACGCAAACCAGTGCAAGACTGGATAGCCTCAATGGGAGAAGACGTAAGAGTCATCACCATACAAACTCAAACTGTCAGATACGTATAATGGACTCACCTTACAAGACGCTGGAATCAGTCAAAGCACTGAAGCAAATAGCCAAGTTCGGAAGACGAGCTTGTAAAGATAAGGACTACAACGGAAGCGAATACTTCCACCGAATAGTAACATACCTCGAAGACCTACAATGGGAAGTCGAGGAATCAATCCCCGAATGGGAAGCAATAATGCAAGAACAATAAGATGAAGAGAACACTAACGAAGACTACGGACAGGGTAGTATACAACTGTCAGACAGCGTGGCTATTGCAGGCCACTAAGAAGCAATGGAAACTAGGCAAGGCGTGGTATAAAGAAGCTCAGAAGTTCACTAAGTATCTTAGTAAAAAATACAAAGTGGACAGATACACTGTGGCTGCCGTGCTATCAATCCTCTCACCGAATAACAAGTGGGAGCGCAACAAACAAGATGCCGAAGCAATGATAAAAGCCTTTGTAGAAGGGCGGACAATCGACAGCTTCAAGGTATGCACTTACAATCCTAACAAGCGCAAGGCTTGGGAGACTCTAAAGACTGGACTATCCATAGCGGTAACGAGCCCTAAGACTCACGCCTTTGCAATGAACATCGGCAGACTGAGCGAGAAGCACGTGACTGTGGACAAGTGGCACGTAAGAGCCTGTCTATGCAAGCCCAATGACGGCATCGTGGATACAGTAGAAACATTAACAGCGACCCAATACAGACGGGTCGAAGCAATCACCGCACGTATAGCCGAGGAGCACAAGCTCAAGGCATACGAGGCACAAGCCATAATATGG